AAGCACCGTCCAGGTTGGCGATTACGCCTTTCACCCGCATCTGCTGGCCCACATCGGTGTCCAGTGCAATTTCCGGGCACTGCTTCATCAGGGCATAGACGGCGGGTGTCACCAGCAGCACACGCTCAGTCTCCGGCACCTCGGCATCATCCAGGGTTTCGGACGCCTTCAAAATCTCGGTGTAAATGTTCTCGGCGGTCAGCGCAACGGCGGCGGCTTTGGTGCCTGCCTTAGTCGCCATTACGCCATAAACATAGCTGTCCACTTCGGGGATAACAACTTCCCTATCCTGCCGGGAAAGGGCCGTTGCCCCGGCAAGCTGCTGGGCGGTTTCGTCCGTGTCCAGCTTGTCAATCGCAAAGGTAAAAGAGCGGTCTTTCGTCAGGGTCATTTCCTCGGTGGTAGCGTCCAGGCCAGCCACAGGGCCGAAGCGGCTCCAGTTGGTGGCGGTATCTTCCCCGGCTCGGTCATAGTCGTTCATCTTGGATGTGCCGATCTTATAGACTTTGATCGTATGCGCCCCCGTCCAGTCAAAGTCCTGGTTGGTCAGCATGGACAGCTTGCTTTCGTTCTTAAACTGTTCATCCACATAGGGGGCAAACTTGGTTACAAGATCAATGGTATTCGCCATTCAGTATCACTCCTAAAAATCAGATTTTAGGCTTGAAGGCATCGGCAATAGCATCATGGGAACCACTATATGATAACTTAGGCAGAATCAGCTTTTCCCTCTGTGGGTTTAAGAATGTCCAGTCTATTTGCACCAACGAATCAACAGCGGCCTTGAATTTCTCCGCATCCGATGTATCCAGTACATCAAGGAGTGCCGCCGGATATTTCTTGGCGTCCAAATAGTCCCGACAGTCCAGCTTATTTTCTCTCGCCTTCAATGCCTGTTCTCGCTCGTCCTCCTTTGGCTGCTGCGTTAGCTTCTCGCGCTCCCGCGCCAGCCGCTCGGAAACGATACGGTTTACATCGTCCTGGGTGAACATCTTTTCGCTTGATCCCCCGTTTTCCTCCGGGGTGGAGTTGGTAAGCGCGGTGTTCGCGGTGTCGATGATATTTTCCATGATTACCTCCGTTTTACGCCGTGAGTGCGGCTGAATATAAGCATGAGAACAGCGTTAAACTGTTTCCCATGCCTCTGATCGGCTAACCCTTTTGGGCGGTACTCATGCCTTTTATGTATTATACCACATCAGGGGGGATAGTACAAGTGTTTTATTTGTCCCGGCAAGGGTTTTCTGGCTTTTTAGTGGTCAAATAAATGTGCTTAAATGGGGGGTGACGGTCACTTTTCCGCACTTTCATATTGGGGAAAATGTGGCGGAGCGCCGTCACCGATGTGGTGACGGCCTCCTGCTCGTCTGGTATGTATGCAAGGGTGATCTTCACTGTGCGGCCTCCTTTCCTTGCCTCCAGGCCTCAATCATCCAGGCCCGGCCCACAAGTCTCTCTTGGTAGCTGATAAACTTTTCCACCGGGACAGGGAATATAATAGGATTATCCACGATGCTCCGCCTCCCTCAACACTCTCTCGTAAGCAAGTGCCACTGTCAGGATATGGCGCATAAATTTCTCTGTATCGTTCCTATTCAGGACGCATTCAATCTCGAATCTCAATAGTTCTTTCTGGTTCATACCGGCACCTCCTTTTTGCGAATGGGGTCTCCGATGTTTTCTCCGTGGATGGTCGGCATAGTCCCCAACGTGGCCGGGAAACTCTCCGGGTCCCGCTCCCACAACAGGTTGCCCTCTTTGTCCCAGCTTGCGAAAATCACACCGAAGATTCTTTCCGCAAACATCCCACAGTTGGGACGGAATCTATCCCCGTCCCACATACTCTTGTACCGGGTCGCTACCATCTGGTAAGCGCCCCACACACCATCATAAGCTTTGCACATGACCGTGGGCTTTCTGGTGCCGGGGAAAGTGGCATAGCACAGGCATAGATCCACGGAACCGTCCCCGCCCCTGCTCTTGTACCTGGGCGGTTCCGGGTATCGGTTAAAGTCTACGGCCACCCATCCGCCATCCTGCACCCCAGCCCCCTCCAGGCAGTCACCCACCACAGGGACAATGGCCCGGTCTGTTTCAGACATTATTTCCTCAACCCTATCCAGCTTTAAATGTTCCTTTCGCGGAAGTTTAACAATATTCATCTCTTGCAATCCTCCTTATTTTCGTTTACAATGGAGGTGGAAACAGCCGTTGCAATCTGTTCCCTGCCGTCCCAGGTGTTACCAGCGCCGGGGGCGGCTTCTTTTATATCCTGACAATCACAGCGCTCTCCGCTGTCCAAGTGCGCCCCGCACAGGGGGCAGGTTTTGTAATAGCTCATGATATTGCTCCTTTTCATCGTTTTGGGGTAAGCAATACCCCAACATCGCCGCCGCCAAGGTCAATGATCTTTGTGCCCAATTCCTGGGCCGTGGTCAGGAAACAGCCGCCGCCGGGATGATCTATGTAGCGGTCCGGGCAATCCTTTTCACAGGGCTTACCATCCAGGGGACAAATTACATCCTTTACTCTGTTCATGTAGTTCTCCTTTCTGTATAGTGGTGGTGAGGTATGTGGGGTAACTCTCTATAACTTTATATTTTTATAGCCATATACAACCTATTTCCTCATTATTTTTAGTTTTGTATTATTTAGGTCACCATGGTCACCATATAGGCCGTAATCGTTGTGGCTCAATGGATTGGGCGTGGTGACCTTAATTCGATTTTACGTCACCACTAGGTCACTATCCTCACCATATTACTCTCAAAATGCTTTAATGGAAGCAGAGTTTCATGGTATCCGCGCCATGTCCGGGTCAATTCTGGCCTATTCGTGGTGACCATGGTGACCTTGGGTGACGTAGTCTCATCTAACGCTACATCATCAAAAATACTATTCGTTATCCTCCTGAGCGCCCTGCCCACTCGTCCGGCATCCGCATTTCCAGACATCAGTCTGGCAAGTTCTCCTGTACGCCACCACTCCCACTGACTGAATGGAAGGGAATAGTCAAGTAGTTCTCGAAGCTCCAACTCATAAGGCAGAGGGGCCTCAAATTCCCGGTTATCTGATTGAAGCTCCTTGATCTCCTGGTCATCCAGGCGGAAAAAGCCGGGGTATGCCTGATATAAGTGGTAAGTCTGGAACCAGAGTTGGTCCACCCATCCATGAGGGAGTGTAAAAAGCGCCTTTTTGTCGATACAGGTGACGGGGACTGTCCAAAAACGGCGGCTCCCTGTTTCATCCTTTAGATAGTCCTTTGGATTGACAGTCCCGCAAAAGGAAGTCCGCCGTGGAGCTCTTGTATCCCTGCGGGCGTAAGGCATCCGAATACGATCTTCCGGGCGAGTGACAAACGCTTTGAGCGACATCTGCTCTTTCTTTAATGTGCTGTCAAGCTCTCCTAACTCTGTGATCCATCCTGAAAGGGCCGTGATCAGGCTGTCTTTTGCGCCCATGTCAATAATAGCGCCTTCTACAAACCACCGGGGGAAAGGTGTCATCACCCGAAAGAATGAAGTCTTAGCCAAACCTTGCTCTCCCTGGAGGACCAATACCCCGTCCGCCCCGATAGGATGTTTGTCGTCATTGAGGCCAAGGGCCACGCATTGACAAAACCATTTTGTTATGTAGGTCTGATATCTGGGAGACGTTACTCCAAGAATACGGAAGATCTCCGGAAAGCGGTCCTCTCCATCCCAGGCCCCAGATTGTAGGTATTCCTTTACTGGGTTATATCGGTTTTGATCCGCAATACAAGCCAATATCCCATCCAGGCCCTGGGCTGTGGCTCCTCGGAAACCACAGGACCGCAGATAATCCGCCAGGTATACCGGAAGAACATTGGCGGCATTATCCTTTGAATAACAATCAGGCAGCCCCGATACTTCCGCTTCTTTCAGCAGTTGATTGTACCGGAGAGTTACTCCCAACTCTTGAAGGGCCACGGTCACCGCTTCGATACTTACAAATTTCCCGGTCTGCTGGCCTTCTTTCTCATTCTGGGAAGCCTCTGCGTTTAGGCTTTCTCCACGCTCTGCCAGTCGTTCAGCGGCGGCCACAATCTCATCCAGCGGGATACCTCGTTGCAACTGGTCCTGTATCTGCTCCGCCGCCATTCCATGCGTGATTAGAAAATCTATTGCCCCGCTCAATCTCCCACCGCCCCACGATACAACTCTTTCAGGTCCACCACGGCCTCCCGCTTGTCCCCCTTCGTGACGGAGATCACGGAATAGCCGCCCTTCTCAAAATACCGCTTGATGTGGTCGGTGATCTCCACGCCGACGATGCCAGCCGCCCGGATGGTGTCAGCGTCCAGCACCACAGTTTCCTTGTTCACCGTCCGGGGCTTGCTCTGCCGCAGATCCACATACTCCACCGTGTATCCGGTCATGTTGATGGTCTTAGTGTTTTTCATAGTGCTACCTCCAATTTGTTTCCTTCGTTGGCCTTGACCCACTCGGCCAGCCCCTCTCGGCTTATCCGCACACGGTGGCCGATGCGGATCACTGGAAAGCCCGGTATGTGGGTCAGCGCATACCCGGTCTTGCTACTGATGCCCAGCTCGTCCGACATTTCGGATACGGACATGGTCAGCCGTTGCACTCGCTCTGTCATGGTCTCGCCTCCTCAACCAATTCAACGGGATTGCAGTTAAGCGCCTCTGCCATAGCCTGGAGCGTGGGGAGTTTAACCGACCCGCCATTGTTAAGCCGGGAAATGGTGTTGACAGATACACCGGACAACTCCGCCAGTCGCTTAGAGGTGTCTACTCCAGCGTTTAGCATGGCAACACTTAACTTGCCTTTATTGATTCGATACATTGTGCTTGCAACTCCTTTCATTGTGTGGTATAGTGTGTGTATCGACCTGTCGTTATTATAATCGACATATCGCTTAATGTCAATCGACAAGTCGATATTCTGCATACTGCACAAAGGGAGCGAACGTTACACTGTGTTTTATGACAAATTTGCGGAAGCATGTGGAAAGAAAGATATTACTCCAGCACAGGTCAGAAAAGACCTTGGGATTAGTCAATCAACAATGGCATCTTGGAAATCCAGGGGACTTACTCCAAAATATGGAACTGTGAAAAGGATAGCAGATTATTTGCAAATTGAATGGACAGATCTTGTGCCAGAAGAAGAACAAGGCCAAACAGTTATAGACCACATGAAAGGGAAAATATCCTCGATAGGAAATCAACGATTCAACACTGAGATTATTGCTACTGCTATTGATGGGGCGACAAGAGTTCAGCATCCAGAGTTGTATGAATATGAAATTGAGCTAAACAGAATAGATGCAGCCCTCGCTTTGTTAAACACGAGTGGGCGCCAAGAGGCTGTTAAGCGTGTAGAAGAACTAACCGAGATCCCCAAATACCAGCGTGAGAAGCCCCAAGACATGTCCACTATCAAGGCCACCCCACCCAAAAGCCCCACAGAGGAGCCGCAGGAGGGTAAATAGAGGGGCGCTCTGAAACGGGATAGCTCCCGTCGCGTTTCACGACGCCAGAACAATAAAAGCCCCAGGCCAAAGCCCAGGGCTTAATGATCCAGTTGACTTTTGTTTATACTATGTATATACTATAAACAAAGGAGCGTGATGTTATGTTCGCAACAATTCAACGATGGGGCAACAGTAATGGTTTGCGTATCCCCAAAGCCTTACTGGAAGCTCTCGGAATTCGTGAGAATGACCGTGTGGAATTAACTCAAACCGCAGATACCATCACCATCAGAAAAGCCGCTTCGACCTCCCACAAGACACTGGAGGAGCGTTTGACCGCATTTTATGGTAAGCCAATAGAACAGATTGAGCGCATTCACAGCGAGGAGATCTGTTGGGGCAAAGCGGAGGGCACGGAAGAATGGTAACGATATTTGAACAGGGAGATATCATCTATATGGACTTTGACCCACAGGCAGGCCACGAACAAAAGGGGCGTAGACCTGCCCTGGTAGTAAGCAATAACTTGTTTAACCGGGTCAGCAGCTTAACGATGGTGTGTCCCATCACACACACAGACCGAAGAAGTCCTTTTCATATCCGCTTGGACAGCCGAACCAAGACAGACGGTGTTGTTATGTGTGACCAAGCCAGAATGTTAGACTTAAACAGCCGACGGGCTGGCTTTGAGGAAAAGGCACCTTCTGACATTGTGGCGGAAGCGGTGGATTTAATCCATGGATTTATAGAAATTTCTTGAGGCCATATTAAGAGTGGAATCAGAGGACGGAACGGGCAGCCGTCGCCCTTGTTGGAGATGTGGGGGTGTCGCCCCACCTGATTCTGCTCTCACTATGGCAGACAGCTTCGGTTGTCTGCCATTTGCTTTATATGAAAAAACCGCCGCCGATGCTGCGAACATCGACGACGGCAGCAGTACAAATACCCAGGCTACCAACCAAAGGCACCAGACTGCCCATTTATAATATCATAAATTGGGCTGTGGTGCAAGACAAGAAAGGAGCGCATCATGGCAAAAAGAGCAGCACAGGGAGCGGGCACCATCCGCAAAAAGACGGTGATCCGCAAGGGAAAAGAATACACCTACTGGGAATCTCGCGTCACAGTGGGCCGGGACCCAGGCACAGGGAAACAGGTGCAGAGGTCTTTCACTGGCAAGACACAGAAGGAAGTCCGGGAGAAGATGCAGGCGGCGGCGGTAGCCGTCAACACAGGATCTTATGTCACACCGCAGAAGATGACGGTGGGCCAATGGCTGGACACCTGGGCGGCTGGCTATCTGGGCAGCGCAAAGCCCGCCACAGTGACCATCTACAAGAACAATATCAAGAACCATATCAAGCCCGCCCTGGGCGCTGTGGGCCTTTCAGACCTCCACCCCCACATGGTACAGACCTTCATCAACGGCTTGGAGTTGTCCCCGGCCTCTGTCCGTCTGGCCTATAAGGTCTTACACATGGCCTTGGAAAAGGCTGTCAAGCTGGAGTACATACCAAAGAACCCCGCCGCTGGGAGCGAGCTTCCCAAGCTGGAGCAGAAGGAGATCCATCCACTGGACGATCAGCAGGTGGCCGCACTCCTGAACACCGCCAGGGGTGGAGATATGGAGCATCTTATCACTGTGGCCTTGTTTACTGGCTGCCGCCTCTCGGAGCTACTGGGCCTCACCTGGGGCGCTGTGGACTTCAAGCGGGGCACCATCACCATCAACCAGCAGCTTGCCCGCCCGGAACACAGAGGGGCCACACCCTTTATCTCCCCGAAGAACGGCAAGGCCAGGACCATCACCCCGGCGGTCTCTGTAATGACCACACTGAAACGGCAAAAGCGCCGCCAGTTGGAGCAGCAGCTAAAAGCTGGGCCGCTGTGGGATAATTTGTATCGTGTGGTATTCTCTACGGAGATAGGGGAGCCGCTGGACCAGTGGAAAGCGGAAAAGGAGTTCTCCGTTGTCCTAAAGGCCGCTGGTCTTACTGGAGTCCGCTTCCATGATTTGCGCCATACCTACGCCGTGAACGCCATCCGTGCCGGGGATGATATAAAGACCATACAAGGGAACCTCGGCCACGCCTCCGCCGCTTTTACCCTCGACAGATACGGCCATTTCACAGAACGCATGAAACAGGACAGCGCCACCCGCATGGAAGGTTTTATGAAAAACGTTCTAAACCTGTAAAGGGAAAACTAAAGGGAAAACCATTTGCAAGATAGACATAGAAAGTCGCTCATCCCAGCAGTTTCAAGGGATGGGCGGTTTTCTCTATTTGCAACTGCCAGTTGCAGATACTTATTGCAAGCATCGGAATATGGTTGAATTGTATAGCAGAAAGCCCCATATATCAAGGGATTTATGGAGCTACATTGAAACAGGTAGACAAGAAAGGCAATCGCTAAAGGGAAAACATAAGGGAAAATAGGAGCGGTCCTAGTCTACGGCCTATCCGGGCACTTTACCATACCTGTATGGTTTTCCCAGCACTCCCGCCCGTCTGGATGTCGAACCATCTCCAGGGCTGGAAAGCCCGCTCTTTCCAGCGCCAGCCCCATGTGTAACTGTTGCGCAGGCGGGAGCCTTTTTAGTTGATCCATGTCCAGAGACAAAATGGGGCATACCGCCGGGGATTCCCCACAGGGGCCCCGTGCGGCATATAGTATATGCTCCAATTCATACCATGGTCGTGTATGCGATCCTTTTTGGTCTGTCCATGTAATCCACGAGCCAGACGCACCACGCAGTTCTTTGATTGCCATATCCAGTGCGCAAATCCTACGTTTCATTTATGACCTCATTTCCTCCACGATCTTCTCCAGTTCGTCCAGTTTGGCTTGCTGGTCGTCAACCCGGATAGCACCCAGGCAGACGTTGCAACCG